GAGTACTCGTTATCCTGAAGAATCTAACTTTGAGGCGGTCTAATGGCATCTCAATTACAAAGTTACAGTCTTTCAGCACCAGGCTTCTACGGCCTGAATACTGAAGATTCACCTCTTGATTTGGGGTCTGGCTTTGCTTTGGTTGCCACTAACTGCATCTTGGATCAGTATGGTCGTATTGGTGCTAGAAAAGGTTGGTCAAAGGTCAACTCTTCTTCTGGAAACCTTGGTGCTAATGATGTTGGTGTCATCCATGAATTAGTCCAGACTGACGGAACTCTTACAGTTCTGTTTGCAGGAAACAGCAAGATATTCAAACTTGGCACTTCTAATGCGGTGACTGAGTTGACCTATGGCGGGGGTGGTACTGCTCCTACTATTACTGCTAACAACTGGCAATGTGCTTCTCTAAATGGGATTGCATATTTCTTCCAGACTGGTCACGATGCTTTGATTTACGACCCTGCTGTAAGTACAACTACTTATCGTAGAGTTTCAGAAAAATCAGGCTCGACTGGTACTGTTCCACAAGCAAACATCTGTATTTCTGCCTTTGGTCGTCTGTGGGTAGCCAATACAGCCTCAGATAAGGTCACAGTGACTTTTTCTGATCTGATTGCTGGTCATGTATGGACTGGTGGCACTTCAGGCTCTCTGGACGTTTCTCGTGTGTGGCCTAATGGTGCGGATGAAGTGATGGGCTTGGCTGCTCATAATGACTTCTTGTTCATCTTTGGTAAGAGGCAGATTCTTGTTTACTCTGGAGCTTCTACGCCTGCGGCTATCGTTCTGAGCGACACAGTAGGCTCGATTGGTTGTATTGCAAGAGATACGATTCAGAGTATTGGTACAGATGTTGTTTTCTTGTCAGACTCAGGTGTTCGTTCATTGATGAGGACTATTCAAGAGAAGTCTGCTCCTTTGCGTGACCTATCGAAGAATGTTCGTTTTGACCTTGCTTCATCGTTGGCAAGCGAAACATTGGCTAATTTAAAGTCTGTTTACTCAGAAAAAGAAGCCTTTTATCTGCTTGTTTTACCTGCATCCTTCCAAGTTTATTGCTTTGATACGAAGCAGTCCTTGCAAGATGGCTCTTCTCGTGTAACAAAGTGGGACTCAATTGCCCCTACTTGCTTGAAATCACTTAGAAATGGTGATTTGTACATTGGTAAGAATGGTTACATTGGTAAGTACGATACTTATCTTGATGACACTTCAACTTATCGTTTTGCGTACTACACTAACAATGCTGACTTAGGAAATCCTAACCAGATTTCTATTCTGAAGAATGTTACCGCCATCGTTATTGGTGGATCAAACCAGTATTTAACGATTAATTGGGGTTTTGATTACTCTGGTGCTTATCGTGCAGAGAATATCTACATTCCTTCACAGACAAGTTATGAGTATGGCACTGCTGAGTACAACATTGCTGAGTACACAAGTGGTGTCCCAATCAAGACGTTAACAGCGAATGCTTCTGGCTTTGGAAAGATTGTCCAGACAGGGTATGAGACTACGATTAATGGAACATCGTTTTCTCTACAAAAGATTGAAATTCAAGCCAAAGATGGCAAAATGGGCTAAGGAGAAACATCGTGTCGAACTATACAAAAACCACCAATTTCGCTAGTAAAGACAACCTGTCGCCTGGCAATCCTCTAAAGATTGTCAAGGGTACTGAGATTGACACAGAGTTCAATAATATTGCTACTGCTGTAGCAACAAAGACAGATAACGCAAATGCCGCAATTACTGGTGGTTCGATTACTGGTATCACAGACTTAGCGGTTGCTGATGGCGGCACAGGTGCTTCTACAGCTACTGCTGCTCTGAACAACCTCTTGCCTAGCCAATCAGGTAACGCAAACAAGTATCTCCAGACTGATGGCACAAATGCTACTTGGGATGCCGTAAGCCTGTCTACCTCAGACATTACAGGCACTCTTCCTGTTGCCAATGGCGGTACTGGTGTAACTACTTCGACTGGTACAGGCTCTGTTGTTCTGTCAAACAGTCCTACTTTGGTTACTCCCGCCTTGGGGACACCCTCTTCTGGTACAGCAACTAACCTAACTGGTCTGCCTATTTCAACTGGTGTTTCAGGTCTTGGTACTGGTGTAGCGACATTCTTGGCTACACCTTCAAGTGCTAATCTAGCCTCTGCCGTAACCGATGAAACTGGTTCTGGTGCTTTGGTGTTTGCCAATAGCCCAACCTTGGTGACTCCTGCTTTGGGTACGCCTGCTTCTGCAACCCTGACTAATGCTACTGGTTTGCCAATCAGTACTGGTGTGAGTGGTTTGGGTACGGGGGTGGCTACTTTCTTAGCTACTCCTAGTTCAGCAAACTTGGCTTCTGCTGTTTCTGATGAGACAGGATCAGGCGCATTGGTTTTTGCTAACTCACCTACTTTGGTAACTCCTGCTCTTGGTACGCCTTCTAGCGGCACTTTAACAAACGCTACAGGCCTTCCAATCTCTACTGGTGTATCTGGTCTAGGAACTGGCGTAGCAACGGCTCTAGCGGTCAATGTAGGGTCAGCAGGCGCTCCTGTAGTCAATGGTGGTGTGCTTGGTACTCCATCAAGTGGTACAGCAACCAATTTGACTGGTTTACCAATTAGCACAGGCGTATCAGGCTTGGGTACTGGTGTTGCTACATTCTTAGGAACTCCATCTTCTGCAAACCTTGCTTCAGCAGTTACAGACGAAACTGGTAGCGGTGCGTTAGTGTTCGCTAACAGTCCTACATTGGTTACCCCTGCGCTTGGCACTCCTGCTTCTGGTGTTGCTACTAACTTGACAGGCTTGCCTTTGTCTACAGGTGTGACAGGAACTTTGCCTGTTGCCAATGGTGGCACAGGACAGACTTCTTACACAGATGGTCAACTGTTGATTGGTAATACAACTGGTAACACATTGAGCAAAGCAACATTGACTGCTGGCTCAAATATCACAATTACCAATGGTAATGGCTCAATCACTATTGCATCGACTGCAAGTGGTTCTGGAGATGTGGTTGGCCCTGCCTCCTCTACAGATAACGCTTTTGCTCGTTTTGACAGCACTACAGGTAAGTTGCTTCAAGATTCTACTGGTGCAACATTGAGTGATACTGGTGGTGCTACTTTCACAGGTTCTGTGGATGTTGCAGGTACTTCTTCAGCAGGTTCTAACATCAAGCTGTATGAAGATACTGACAATGGCACAAACTATGTGTCATTTAAAGCACCAGACACTATTGCTGCCAATGTAACTTGGACACTCCCAAGTGCAGATGGAACTAGCTCACAAGTATTGTCAACCAATGGCTCTGGCACTTTGTCTTGGGCAACAGTAAGTGGCGGTGCTTCTGCCGCTACGCCTACTGCATTGGGTACTGTGTATGGCTTGATGAGTTCTGGTTCTACCAATACAGCCGCTGGTTACAACGCTTTTTCCGCATCTGCATCGGGTGCAAACAACACAGGCTTTGGAAGCAATGCTTTAAACGCTGTAACAAGCGGTGCTCAGAATACTGGCATTGGTCAAAATTCTGGAAGGTTAATTACCACAGGATCAAACAATACTGGTGTTGGTGCGGCATCACTAAGAGATTTGACTACTGGTTCTGATAACTCAGCAAGTGGTTATGGTGCTTTACTGCAAACAACAACTGGTGGTTTCAATACAGCGCACGGCACATTTGCACTTGCGTTTAACACCACAGCATCTAACAACACTGCTGTGGGGTATCAGGCTGGTTTTAGCAACACAACAGGTATTAACAGCACCGCTGTAGGTGCTTATGCGGCTTATACAAACACTACAAGCAATGGCATTACTGCTATAGGTTATGAAACATTCTATACATTAAGCAATAGCAATACAGATTCGTTTGGTTCAACTGCCGTAGGCTATAGGGCTGGTAAATTAACAACTACAGGAAAAGACAATACATTTTTGGGAGGTTATGCGGGATACAGCAATACATCTGGCTATTACAATATTGCTGTTGGTAGTTCGGCACTAAATTCAAATCAAACTGGATTTAAAAGTACAGCGGTTGGTTGGGGCGCTCTTTATACAAGCACAGTTTCACACAATACTGCGGTTGGCTCTCAGTGTTTGTATAACAATACAACGGGTCAATACAATATTGCAGTTGGATGTGAAGACTCTGCTGGTTATCCTGCTTTGTACTCAAACACATCAGGCAGTTACAACGTAGCAATGGGTGCTGGCGCATTAAAGTTAAACACAACAGGAACTCAGAATACCTCAGTTGGTTACTTTGCTGGTGATTCAATAGTTACTGGTGGTCAAAACATTTGCATAGGCTACGATACAGACGCTAGTTCCTCAAATTCTCTTGGTCAAATTACCATTGGTTATGGTCTACAAGGCCAAGGAAATTACCATGTCACTATGGGAACAAGTAGTTCAAAGATTTATGTGAACTACACAGCAACAGGTACATGGACGCAGACATCAGACGCTAGATTGAAGAACGTGCTGGGTCAAGAAACACTTGGATTGAGTTTTATCAACCGACTTAATCCAGTCACGTTTACTTGGAAAGCGCAGAACGATCTGCCAGTTGACCATCCTCACTACAGCGAAACAAATAAGAAGGATGTCGAAACTGTTATGCACGGCTTGTTGGCGCAAGATGTAAAAGCCGCTATGGATGCCGAAGGTTGCTCGACATTTAATGGTTGGGATGAAGGGTCTGATGGTGTGCAGGCTGTTAGCCGTGAGATGTTCATCACGCCTCTCATCAAAGCCATCCAAGAATTGACCGCACAAGTTGAAACTTTAAAGGCTGAAGTAGCCGTATTAAAAGGAAACTGAAATGACTGAACAACTAACACCAGAACAAATTGCCAAGCACTACAGCGCAGCTATGGACAGCGTGAATTTAATCAACGCAGGCAAGCCTGAAGGAATGTCTGATGCTGATTGGGCTGACTGCTTGGCTCGTAATAAAGAGCATTTACGTCTGATGATTGCAAAAACTTACTGGACAAACGAAGACCTTGCACCATTGCAAGCCGCATCCGTATAAGGAAAATAATCATGGCTACACAAGCAGAAATCAATGCGGCTCTAGCTGCTGAATTGGCGGCAAGACCTGGCACTTCTAAGGCAGAATTATCTGCTTATGCTCAAAGCGCTTATGGATTAACGCCAGCGCAAATTGATGCTGCTTATGCGTCTCTAGGTTCGGTTGCTACGCCAGTAAGTAATACTGTAAACAATGATTTGCCAAGTGAAGATCAAAACTTGTCATCGTCAAACCAAGCAAAAACATATACAGATGCTGAAGTTGCCAAAGCTCTTAATGATTTACGTTATTTAGACCCTAATGCTTCTGTTCAAGACATCATTACTGCGGCTGCTACTTATGGTGTCCCCAAAGAACAGGTTGTTAAAAATCTCCAGTCGTTTACTTATTCGACTGAAAATGTAGATAAATTAGCCAACCAAAATATTTCGCAGAATACAACGAGTGCATGGACTGGCGGTTTAGACCCTAAAACTGCTGCTCGTTATATGGCTGATGATTTGGCTAAGAGTGGCATCACAGATATTTCTCAAGTTGGTAAAGGTGATAATGGAATTATCAATACAGTAACTGGTGAAAAGTTAGTATCTGGTTATGGAGAAAGAACAGGCGGCAACTTGTTCTCTGGCTCTTATGAAGGTAAAGGCAACACAGGATTTGGTGTTCAATTTGATGCTCAAGGAAACCCAGTTTTCTTTACGCAAGGAGCATCTTCTAGCACTCTGAAAAACGACTTATTGAAACTAGCCGCTGTTAGTGGTGCTATTTATGGTTTAGGTGGATTTGATGGTTTGTTTGGCGGAGCCGCTACTGCTGGTGTAACAGGCGCTAATGGTGCTTTCTTGGGTGAAGGTGCTTTATCTGGTATTGCTGCTTCTGATGCGGCTTTAGCAGGCGCTACAGTAGGCTCTACTGGCTTAACAATGTCACAACTTGCTCAACTTGACATGGCTCTTGGTGGTGCAGGGGGTACTGCAGGCGCTACATCTCTTGCTAATGCTTTGATGACAGGGGCTTCCATTCCAACAATTACCGCCTTAACAGGTGGTAGTGGTGCAGGCTTACTGTCAAACCTTACTAGTGGATTAGGTGGTTTAACAAACACTTTAGGTGGTGGTACTGGTGCAACAACTTTGGGAACTAATGGAGCAACAACCCTAGGAGCTGGCGGTGCAACAGGTGCGCTTACAACTGGCGCTACAGGTGCTACAGGCGCTTTGACAACTGGCTTAACAAATGCTCTGACAAACACAGGAGTTTCTACTGCTGTTAATACTTTGTTGAACAACAAGAATCTTCCTAACCTAATTTCTGGTGGATTAGGCACGGCAGGCAACCTTCTTCAAATGCAGGCATCAAAAGAAGCGGCTCAACGTGCTCAAGCCATGATTGATGCTGAAACTGCTGCTGCCAAACAAGCGGCTCAGTTCCGTCCTGTTGGCATGACAACACGATTTGGCACGTCTCAGTTCCAAGTAGACCCTGTTACTGGTCAAATCACTAGCGCAGGCTACACATTAAGTCCTGGTGCTTTGCAAGCGCAAGATCGTTTGGTTGCTTTGGGTAATCAAGGTTTGGCACAAGCAGAACAAGCTCAGGCTCAATTTGCTCCACTCCAGACAGGTGCTCAGAACTTGTTTAACTTGGGTAATCAGTACATTGCTCAATCTCCTGAACAAGTTGCTCAGAACTACATGAACCAACAGTTAGCCCTGTTGCAACCAGGTCGGGAGTTGGAGTTGGCAAACCTTCAGAATAAACTGCAACAACAAGGTCGTGGTGGTTTATCTGTTGCTCAAGGCGGTAACTTGGGTGCTACGACTCCTGAACTGCAGGCTTTGTACAACGCTCGTGCCCAACAAGAGGCTCAGTTGGCGGCTCAAGCTCAACAAGCTGGTCAACAACAAGTTACCTTCGGTGCGGGACTCTTGGGTCAAGGTGCTAATGCGATGGGTCAGTACTATGGTGGTCAAACAGCCGCATATCAGCCCTATACAACCGCTTTGGGACAAGTACAAGCCTTGGAAGCCGCTGCACAGCAACCATTTGCAATGGGGGCATCTCTTGGTCAACAAGCCTCAACAGCAGGCGCACGGGTTGGTGCTTTGGGCTTAGAGGGTGCAAACATTAGTCAACGATTGGCTACTGGTGCAAATGCCACAACTAATCCATATGCTCAATTATTGGGTGCGGCAGGCAATCCTAATGCTATGTTTGGTTCAACAATCAACAGTATGCTTGGTGGGTTGTTTGGTACAACACCTGTCAATGCGTTAGATTCAAGTGCATATGGAACAGGAGTAACTGGTTTCCAAAATATGCTTAACGATATTTATGGTTAAGGAGTCATCATGGCAGAAAGTATGATTGCGGGTTTGTTTGGTATGACTCCAGAGATGTACCAAAACCAACAATACCAACGTGATTTAAAGGTAGGTGCTGAACTAGCACAACTAGACCCTGGTGCTGCGGCAAGAGCAGAATTACGTTCTAATGTTGGTCAACTTGGTCGTGGCTTGGCAGGTTTAATGGGTGTAGAAGACCCACAAATGAAGTTAATTAGTGCTAGACAACAGATTTTTGGTCAACTAGATCAGACTAATCCAGAATCTTTGCTGAAAGGCGCTCAAACTCTTGCTCAAATGGGCGACCAACAGGGTGCTTTTGCTCTTGCGGAATATGCTCGTAAGGCTCAGAGTGAAATGGCTTTGGCTCAACAGCGTTTGCGTGAAAAAGCATCTGCTGATCCATTCCAAAAATTAGTGGAGTCTGGTAAATATACTCCCGCAAGCCTTGCTGAGTATCAACGAACAGGTTTGCCTGCAGATTTGGTTTTATACGAAAAACCAGAAAAAACTACTAAAACTAGTTATGGCCCTGAAGCTGATAGAGCCGCTAAAGGTAAGTTTGGCAAAAACTTTGATGAGTTGACTCAAGCTGAAGCGGCTGAAATAGACAAGTTATTAGAAGAACGTGGTGTTAAAAAAGCCAAAGAAGGCGCTTCTAAATTGGTGTTGCCTGGTGATAAAGCATTGGGTGATATCCCTGGCTTTAGAAAGCAAGTTCAAGACACTGTCAAACCTCAAAGCCAAGCTGTTTTTGCGGCTGATAATGCTCTTGAGAACATAGAAAACTCAATTAAAACTGGTAACTTTGCCTCTTATCGTGCGGCTCAAACTCAGTTTGCCAAGGCTATTGCTGGTGCAGGTGATTTGAGTCAGAAAGAGTTGAAGGCGGCTGGTGCTGATCCTGCGTTGTTAGGTGGCACTGCTGACTACATCGCAACCTTGTTTACATCTACCCCAACTCTTGATACTCAAAACAAGATCAAAACGACCTTGCAAGCGATTAAGAAGGTTTCTACACAGAAAGCTCGTGCAGAAATTGAGGCTCAACGAAAGATTGCTTACAGTAATCCTGGCTTTGATAAAGCACGAGTTGACCAAGCTCTTGATTTCCCAGAGTTCATGGCGACCAGTGGTGGTTCTGGTGAGAAAAAAGCCAATACTAGAACACTAAAAAGCGGTAAAGTTGTTACTGTTATTGAAGAATAAGGACGCATCATGGCGGTTTACGAAATTGATGGTAAGCGGTATCAAAGCGATGTTCCATTAACAGACGCAGAACTAGAAGAGTTATCTGGTAAACCTGCCCCGACTACTGGTGCTGTAGCGGCTGAAGGTGCTCGAACAGGTTTGGCAAGTACAACTGGTACTGTTTCTGGTCTATCTAACCTAATCTTTTCTGCCTTAGAACGAGCAGGGGTAAATCCTCTCACTATGGGCATGAGAGCATCTGGCGGCA